CAGGGCGGCGGTAACCGCGCAGAGCGGGCACCAGTCGTAACAGACTTCATAGGCGTCTTCGCGATGCGTCGGTCTAGCGTGGTCTCTGACCTTTAGCAGCGCCGCCTTCGCCACCTCCAGACTCCCGCGTAAATCGCTGATCGTTTCCATGGCTTCAGTCAGCGGGGCGTCCGCAGCCTTGATGGCAGCGAGGTCCCGCTCCTGCCGCTCCAGCGCCTCGGCCCCGGCGAGCAACGGAACCGCGTGCTCCGGTAGCCGCACCCGCGCCATCTCCCGCAGCCGCGCCGCGTGCTGGTTATTGGGGTGCGACATGGATCACCTCTGCGTTCTTCGCTACATCGGCCCACCACTCGCGCCACGAAGGATAGGCGTCTGGCCCGCCAAGCGGTGCGTCCGCCATGAAACCAGAAAACGAGTAGGCGAAGTCCTGATCGGCGCGGCTAATCGTCAGCAGCGATTCGCCGATTTTCACCACATCCCCCGGCTTCGGATTCGTCAACACGTCAGATGCTGTTCTCATTCTCCCCTCCGATCGGCCATACCCTCCGGCTCAAACACCGCGTCCGGAGTGCCGTGCTTCGCCCGCATGTACTGGTTCCAGGCACCATACAGAACGTCAAGCGCCGCACCGGCTAGCCCCTCGTGGTTGTCCACTCCCGCGCCGGGTTCCGTCACGCCATACTCGGCCAGCAGGTGCTCGGCGGCTTCGGCCAATCGCTCAACTGGCGTAAGCACCGGACCTCGGCGAAGGCGGCCGCAGTGGCCGCAATAGATGCCTTCGATTTCCCAACCGACCATGGTCGTGGCCTGTAATAGCGCCTTGTTGCATTTCTCGCAGCCGCCGTTGATGACTTCCGCAGCGTCCGGCAACGGACAATCAGTCGCGCCCACCAGCAGCCACGTCGGCAAGAAGGTCAATCGAAAGCGTTCCTCTCCCTGCTTTATCGGCGCAATCATTCTCCCCTCCTCTCCACCACAATCGTAATGCCATCCGCCGTCGCCTCAGCGTCAACCATCTCCCAGTCGGGGAACCCATACCCACGCGACCGGCAGTACGCCGCCAGCCGCTCCCATGCCTCGTCGGCCACCGTCGCGCACTTCGCTACCAGCGCCATGGCCTCGGCCGGCGTCAGCGGCATGGCAAGGCGCACTTGCTCCGGCTCTGGCCGATAGGCCGGGTGATCCGCGCCGGGTACTACCATGTGATTCTCCGTCATCTCGATTCCCTCCATGCCTTCCCCATCTCCACTCGTCCCGCCACCGCCGCGGCGTCGAGTCCTTCGCGGAATCGAGCCTCGGCAGCAGCCAGTGCCATGAAGAACCGCGAGAGTAGCTTCGCCCCATTCGAGAGCAGGACAAGCGTATGGCAGATGCCATCGCATCCGGTTTCTCGGTGGCGAAGGACGAACAGCATCATCAGGCCTACTAGGGCCAAGACTGCAAATGTTGCTTGCTCCACGGCTTATCCCCTCAGAACGGAACGCTCTCATCCCCCACCGCATCAAACGGCGACGGCGAAGAGACAACTTCTTCAATCTGTGGACCTTGATTCGGCGAATACAGCGCAGCCAGACGAACTCCGTACTTCCCGTTGTCCTCAGCAATGGCGACCGCCGGCTTGTCGCTCAGCGCCTGGTTGATATTCCGCAACCAGGCGCTTCCGGTGAGATCGCTCTCGCTGCAACCGAGACCGATCAGGCTCTTCCGGGTGCCCTCCATCGCCTTTGGCGTAAGGAACTTCGTCACGGAGTCCTGTCGTCCGTCCTCCATGCGGAGGGCGAACTCAAGGCCCTGGGTCTGGTTCTGTCCGATCTTGACGTGCCTGACGCCAATGATTGAGCAGTCGTAACGCTTCTTGTCTTCGTAGGTCATTATTCAGCCTCCTTCAGGCTTTCCAGTTTCTCGCGCAGTGCGGTGGCCGCCGAGATACGATCTTCCGTTGCGGTCACCACCTCTTCAATCGGCACCTCGCCGGGGGCCAGGACGGAAATGTACTCGGTCGCCTCGGGGACGTAGAACTTCTGCAATCGGCCTAAGGCCCGCCAGAAGAACATCGACTCGGGGTCCTGCTTGTAGGTGTCCTTGTCGGACAGCTTCATCCGCTTGGCATCCTCCTCGGTGAACGAAGCCACCGCGCCTTCGACGGCCTCTCCGCCCTTGATGAGCTGGAGCTTGCAGCCTTTCAGGTCCCGCTGAATGAATTTCCAGGAGTAGCCGTGCCGCCGCATGAGCAGTTCCAGCACGGTGCCCATCATCGCCGGAATCCCGTTGACGAAGTAGAGCCCCCGCGCCGACTGAAACGCCGAGAGTCCGAGTTCTCGGCCAAAGCGAATCCGCATCGCGATATCCGCCGCGTCAACCTTCTTCGTAGCGTTGACGCCCCGTGAGAAAAGCAGTCCTTCGGCGTAGTCGCTCTTCATCTGGAGCGCGGTGCTGCGTGCCGCGGAACCGGCCTCGCTGGCCGAGATGATGTCGTCGAGGATAGTCGAGATCGACTGAGCCTGTGCCTGCGGCTGCGGTGTTTCCGCCGCCTTTTGGATCTGTTCTGTGAGTGACATATCTTCCTTCCCCCGTTACGCCGGGAGCACGCGGAATGGTCTGGACACGGAGGGCTTCAGAACGCTCTGATAGACATCCGGGTGTTTCGATTTCAGCGCATTCGTATCAACGCGCTGAGAGACTTGGGGCTTGGCGACGATGCGGTAGCCGGGAGCGGTGGCCGAAGCCGCATCGCCCAACAGACGAAGGGACTCTTCCTTAATCTGCTCCATGGCAGCCTCGGCATCATCGCGTACATCGCGAAGAGAGAGGTACTCAGCGGCCAGCGCCGCAATGCCAGGAATCTCCGTGGCTTCCGCGTCCGGGTCGATGCTTCCCAGCAGCGCCTCGCCCTGACACGAGAACCGATACTCGCACTTCGAGCAGCGGGAGTCGCTGGCCGGCAGGCGGTCGGGTTCGCCATCGCCCTGGACCATCGCCCAAAATCGGTCAACGTATACCCGCATGAGGGCGAACGCCGCGGGGTCGAAGTCTACCTCGAAGGTCTCGAAGCGCCAATTGGACGGCTCGAGAATCGCGAACGCCCCCCACCGATACTCCGAAAGACCCATATACCACTGGATCTGGAGTTGGTATCCCAGAGGGATGCCGCTCTTCTGCATCTCTCGGAAGGCCCGCTCGTTGGCCGACTTGCACTCGAGGACCCCCGGCCCTCGCGCATCACCGAGAATCACGCGGTCCATCGCGCCCATCTCGTGATCGGCGATACCCCTGCTGGCCTTGCGGCGCCGCACCTTGTTGCCCGTCTTGGCAACGTACTCCGCAACGATCAGAGGCTCCAGCTTGACGCCGCGAAGCAGATGCCCGCGAAACGGTACCTCGTAGTCGGGCTCAACGGCCCGCTTCTGGTACCACAACTTCCGAGCGCAGCCGTAGGGCGGCGCGTTGACGATGGACCCGAGATCGGACCCACCGATAAATCCTGTTCTTGTCATTGCTCTCTCCTCTCAAGAATGCCCCACGGCTGGTAGTGTCGGGATGCCGTGGGGCGTTGTTAACCGTTCGCTTTCTTTACTCGACTCCTGTTAAAAAAGTACCGCCCATAGGACGGCTGGCTTGCGCCAGGTGGTCGGCCAGGAATCACGGTTTCCACGCCGCGCCTCCGGATCGCTCCTTCTGATGTAGCCGACCACCAAGCGCAATCAGCATTCCCTGCCGCCGATGATCCTCCCGAGGGCCATCAGGAATGCACCAGCTCCCCCGAGGACCAAGCGATCCCGGCACTCAAACAGGGCGTAGGCAATAATCGCCGCCCCGATTGCCATGATTGTGACCGCACCTGCGATCTTCACTGCACTGCACCCTGAAGGATTTTTTCAATCAGGGCACGCAGCGAAACTTTGCTAATTACGGCGGCCACCTTTAATTTCGCGTGAAGCGGCTCTGGGAGCCTAACTTGGAGCATCTTCGTTTCCATGAGTCAATCATCGCCCAGCGGAATAATAAAGTCAATAGTTTTATTGAAACTAGTTTTTCTATTACTTTATGTTTTTCACCAGTGCTGAAATAATGGGGACGTGAGAAGAGGAAAGAAGGAAGTCCCCCTGACGGTGCATCAGGCGGCAAAAAAGCGGCTGTCGTCGATCCAGGATCTCGTGGCGAAGATCAACGCCGCGATCCGCGATCCGACTGGCGAGATCAGCCAGCGATTCCGCGCTCTGCCAGAGGAAAAGCGGGCAAACATCCTTCGGCAACTGGAGGAACTGAGGGCTCAGTACAGACGCGACCAGGCCGTGACGGACTTCAACACGTTCGTGCGGCACGTCAGCCCCAACTTCGTCGAGGGTCCGCACCTTCGTCAACTCTCGGAGGTATTCCACCGCATCGACTCCGGCGAGTCCGTCCGTGTCATCGTGAACATCGCGCCTCGGCACGGCAAGTCCGAACACATCTCGGTACGATTCCCGGCCTGGTACCTCGGCAAGAACCCCACCAAGCAGATCATCCAGGCATCATGCAACCTGACGCTGGTCGAGAAGCTCGGCCAATCCGTCAAGGACATCATCGCCAAGCCGGAGTACAACGAAATCTTCCCGGACTTCCGGCTATCGACCGACACCAAGGCGAAGACGAAATTCAAGACGGGATCTGGCGGCTACTACTTCGCGACCTCGACCACGGCTACCGCTGTTGGCTTCGGCGCGGACGTACTGATCCTGGACGACCCGCATGGGGAGCAGTCCTCCATCGGATCAGATAAGGCCAGCGTGATGCCATCGAAGGAAAATTTCGACCAGGTGTGGAATTGGTTCACGCAGGTCCGCGCCCGACTCCAGCCGGGTGGCTCCATTCTGATCGTGATGCAGCGGTGGTCGCCGTTCGACATGACCGGACGGATCATCGAACGCATGCGGACGGACCCGAACGCCGAGCAGTACGAGGTGATCGAGTTCCCCGCGCTGTTGATGGAGGAGGACGAGGCAGGCGACCCCCTCGTCGACGAGAACGGCGACCCAGTCTGGAAGTCGCTCTGGCCGGAGTTCTGGAAGGTCGAAGAGCTGCTAAAGATCAAGAACAGCATGATCAAGTGGCGGTGGAATGCCCAGTACATGCAGAACCCGCTCATGGAAACGAGTTCGATTGTCCCGCGGGAGCGATGGAAGTGCTGGGGCATGGACAAGGACGGCGAGATCGACTATGACCTCAAGCCGCCCATCTGCTCGTACATCATCCAGACGTGGGACACGGCATTCAGCGCCGACACCCGCTCTGACTACTCCGCCGTGACAACGTGGGGCGTGTTCGATACTACCGATGAGCACGGCAGCCGGCGGAACGGCATCATCCTCCTCGACGCATGGCGCGGCCAAGTGGACTTCCCTGCGCTCAAGAAGAGGGCCAAGGAAAAGTACCAGCAGTGGAAGCCCGACGCATGCATCATTGAGGCGAAGGCGACAGGAACCCCGCTCATCCACGAACTTCGGCAGATGGGGATGAGCATCCAGTCCTATACTCCGACCTGGCAGACGGGCGACAAGATGGTGCGCTTGAACTCGGTGAGCCCGATCTTTGAGCAGGGGTTCGTGTACTATCCTCCCCGCGAATGGGCTGACGCAGTGATAGACGAGGTCGCGTTGTTCCCCGCCGCCGATCATGACGACTACGTCGACACCGTCATCATGGCGATGATGCGTTTCCGCTCCGGTCGATTCATGAGCCTGCATGACGACCTCCAGGAAGAGGAAGACCGCCCCTATCGGAAGGTGAAGGCCTACTATTAGCTAGTGTGATATCGAATGCATGAATCATAGTATTAGCTGATGTGATATCGTGAGAGGAAATGATCGAGCGAGTGAATGCCGGCGAAATTCCTTTGGTCGAGATCCAGGAGACGGTAATCGAAATCCCCGAGGGGAAGGAAACCACCGTCGAACTGGAGGACGGCAGCATCGAGATCACAATCGAGGAACCGGAAGAGTCTTCAAGTATTCTGGAGGCTCCATTTGATTCCAACCTTGCCGAATTTCTTGAGCGAGACAGACTCAACTCTATCGGCTACGATCTAGTCGATTTGGTCAAGGCCGACGAGCAGTCGCGAGAGGATTGGCTCGAGGGGTTTCGTGACGGCATGAAGCTGCTCGGTTTCAAGCCGGAAGACCGGACGGAACCGTGGGCCGGCGCGTGCGGCATTGTTTCGACGATGATTCCCGAGGCGGTGGTTCGCTTTCAGTCGAACGCGATGACGGAGGTCTTCCCCGCGGATGGTCCGGTGAAGGTGAAGATCATGGGGCGCGTGACGAAGGAAGTCATCGAGCAGAGCGAGCGCGTCCGCGACCGGATGAACTACACGCTGACCGAGGAGATGCCCGACTATCGCACGGAAACCGAGAAGCTGCTCTTTGGGCTGGCGTTCATCGGGTCAGCGTTTCGCAAGGTCTGCCCGGATACCCAGACCGGAAAACCAGCGGCGACCTATGTCCGCGCCCAGGACATGATCATCCCATACGGGGCATCTTCGCTTCAGACGGCCCCCCGCTACACTGAGGTCCTCAGGCTGTTCCCGTCTGACGTACAGCGATTCCAGGTCACAGGGCAGTGGTTGGACGTTCCCGTTGACGAGACGCCCGATGTATCCGATCTCCAGGAGGCCATCGACGAGGCTACCGAGCGGACGCCGTCCTCAATGGAGTCCGACCCAGGGACGTACTATGAGTGCCATACCCTTCTGGACATTGAGGAAGACCCCCTCCGTAACGAAGACGGTCTCCCGCTTCCGTATGTGGTGACGTTCGACCGCAACGGCGTTGTCGTGGCAATCCGGCGCAACTGGGATGAGTTCGACCCGAAGAAGCAGAAGCTGGTGTGGTATGCGGCGTACAGCTACATCCCCGCCGAAGGCCCGTATGGCTATGGCGTGCTGCATCTCGTCGGCGGTAGCGCGAAGGCGGCTACCTCCATCGAGCGGCAACTCATCGACGCTGGCACTCTCGCGAATCTCCCCGGCGGGTTCAAGACGAAGGACGCCCGCGTGTCTGGGTCTGACGATCCGGTCCCCCCCGGCGAGTGGCGAGACGTGGACTTGGGAGCGAACACCCTGCGCGAGTCCTTCTTCCCGCTCCCATACAAGGAACCGTCCGGTACCCTGCTCACGCTCCTCAACCGCATTGAAGAGAACGGCCGCCGGCTGGCCTCGATCTCCGACATCCAGGTCGGCGACATGAGCGGCAACGCCCCCGTGGGCAGCGTGCTCGCCGTGATGGAGCGGGAGATGAAGGTGATGTCCGCGGTACAGGCGCGGCTCCACGCAAGCCTCCGCGACGAGTTTCGCATCCTGGCGCGTGTCATGCGGGACATGGCGCCGGATGAGTACGAGTACGATGTCGAGGGCGGCAGCCGCCTGATTCGGAAGGCCGACTTCGATTCGCGCATCGACGTGATCCCAGTGTCCGATCCGAACGCCGCGACTTTGTCTCAGAGGATTACTCTGTACCAGGTGGCGGTGCAGTTGGCGCAGCAGGCCCCACAACTGTACGATCTCGCGGCGTTGCATCGGCAGATGCTGACCATCGCGGGCATCAAGGATGTGGACCTCATCATCCCCGACAAGACCGACATCAAGCCAACCAGCGTGGTTGCCGAGAACATGGCTATCGCCACAGGCAAACCAGTGAAGGCGTTTGAGTGGGAGCCGCACGAGGCACATATCGCGTCTCACACGGCGTTCCTTCAGGACCCGACCACTGCGGCAATTCTCGGACAGAATCCACAGGCGCAGGCCATCTTCGCTGCGGCGCAGGCGCACATCGCCGAGCACTTCGCCTACCAGTACCGGGCGAACATTGAGCGCGAACTCGGCATACCGCTCCCCGGCCTCGACCAGAAACTTCCCGGCGACATCGAATCGCAGTTGGCGATCGCGGTGGCGCAGGCAAGCCGGCAGCTATTGCAAAAGAACCAGCAGGCGGCGGCGCAGCAAGAGGCGGAGGCCAAGGCTCAGGACCCGGTCCTTCAGATGCAGCAGATGGAGTTGCAGCTGAAGCAGGCCGAGATCCAGCGCAAAGCGCAGGCCGACGCCGCCAAGGCGCAACTGACCGTGGTGACATCGCAGCAGCGTAACCAGGTCGAACTCGAAAGAATCCGGTCACAGGAACGGATGGCGCAGGAGGCGGCGATTGACCGCAACCAGCAGTTCCTGGCCGAAACGAAGGTGAACGCCCCCATGGCGAACATCGAAATCGAGAAGATCAAGGCGCAGATCGCCGAGATTCTTGCTCGAATTGACCAGATGATGTGACGTGATAAAGCAAATCGAAGCACTCATCCAGCAACTGACGGACCAACTGGCTCAAGGCGCAGCCAAGAGTTTTGATGACTACCGTTTCATCGTCGGGCAGGTAACCGCCTACCGACGCACGATCCACATGATCCGCGAATCCGAAAAGAATCGCGAGCACGAAGAGGAACTGTGACCGAAAAAACACCGACCGAAAAAACACCGACCGAAAAAACACCCGCTGAGATTATTCAGCCTTCCCGGTACCACATTCTCGTTGAGATTGTGAAGGCCCCCCGCGAGATCCGCGGCATTGCCATCCCAGACGAACGCGCCCGCCTCGAAGACCAAGCCTCCCAGATGGGGAAGGTGCTGTCGATGGGGCCTGACTGCTTCATGAACTTCGACGTTCACCCCCCGGTGCGCCGAGGAACCCCAGCCTGCAAGGTAGGCGATGTGGTGATGTTCCGTTCGTATACCGGAACCAAAGTCGCCTTGAGGTTTACGGAAGGCGACTTTCGCCTGATCGTGGACGATGCCATTGAAGGCGTCATCGCGGACCCGGATCTGGTTCGGAGGGGTGAATAATGGACGAGGAGATACTCTTGGACGAATCCCTTGTCGAGGAAACTCCGCAAGAGGAAATTGAGATTGAAATCGTCGATGAGACACCGGAGGATCTGAAGCAGCCGACCAAAGAACGGCCCAACAAGAAAGTCCCGGACCTGTCCTCAGAGGAAGAAGTTACCCTCAGCGAGAAGGTGCAGAAGCGCATCGCCAGGATGACCTACGAGGTCAACGAGCAGAGGCGGAAGGCAGCGGAAGCAGACCGTCAACGGTTCGCCGCGATGAAGCTGGCGCAGTCGGCCATCGCCCACCAGAACGAACTCGCGCAGCGCCTGAACTCGATTCAGGCCGGATTCAAGCAGGAAGCCATCGACCACCGCGTTGCGCGGCAGCAGGCCATCCGCAACGAGATCGCGAAGGCGAAAGAGGCCGGCGACACGGAGAAGGAGTCGCTGCTGATTCAGCAGATGGCCGAACTCGCCGCGGCGAAGACGGCAGTTGAGAACTGGAACCCGACCCCGCTCCAGCAGGTCGAGGTTCCCATGGTAGCCGAACCGCAACCGGAGCAGCCAGCGCAACCGGAGATCGACGAAGAGGCGCTCTCGTGGGCGCAGCGAAACGCCGAGTGGCTCAACAAGGCACGCACATCACCCGAGGCCGCGGCGGTCATGCAGTACGCAGTGAACTACCAGGCGGCGCTTGGCCGAGCGGGTCATGATGTAAACTCCCGTTCGTGCTACGATAAAATCGACGAAGAGATTCGTCGAAGATTCCCGGATGTCGTTGGTGCCGAAGCCCGAACGTCCGCAACCAGCCCGAGGGTCCCTACGGTGACCAACGCCTCTCGCGTAAATACCGTTGCACCCGGCAAGCGTGTGATTCGACTGTCCCGTGATGAAGCGGCGGTCGCTGACGGATTGGGCATTTCCCACCGAGACTATTGGGAAGTGTTGCAAAAGGGGAATCAATAATGGAAACACCGCGTCGCACACGCGCCGAAGAGACCCGCGATTTCAAGTCGCGCACAGCGCAATGGGAACCTCCGTCCCACTTGCCGGAACCTGCTCACCGCGAGGGCTGGGTACACCGTTGGTGCGCTCACGCCGTCCAGGGTGAAACGCACGTCGTCAATATGAACAAGCGCCTCCAGGAGGGCTGGGTGCCAGTCCCCGCTGAAGAGTATCCCGAGGTCACCTCGCGAATCTTCGGCCACACCGGGAAGGGCAATATTGACTTCGGCGGCCAGACGCTGTGCCGGATGTCGTCTGAAATGATGGCGAGCCGCAGGGCGTATTTCGAGCAGAAGAACCGGATCGAGTTGGCGGGGGTGAGAAATGATCTCGCCGCCGTGAAAACAGATCCCAAATATGGACGGTTCACCGAAAATCGCATCGAGCAGACGGCCACGAAAGGCCGGCAGGCTCTCGACTTCGGGACCGGCGAATAGTTGGATTCGTTTTCCTGAGCGGTGACCAACCACCAGGAGAATCTCAATGTCCGCTACTTCTACGCCTTACGGCCTGGAGCCGACGGTCCTGGCTGGCGGGAGCCCGAGTGGAGTTATCCGCTCGATCCTTCTGACCGCCAACGTCGCTACTGGCTTCTTCAACGGGGATGTTGTGAACGTGGGGGCGGGGGTTGCCACCCCCGTCACCACTACGCCCAGCACCACCCGAAACAGCAGCACCCCTACCGGAATCTTCGTCGGCTGCACGTACTTCGACACGAATCGGCAGTTCGTCACCGCGAACTTCTTTCCGGCGAATGGGTTCACCAGCTTCAGCGCCAATGGCCCGATCAACCTGATGATCGTGGACAACCCGGACGTGCAGTTCAAGGTGCAGGCGAACGGCTCGGTGGCGTATACCGCCATCGGCAAGAACGCCTCGCTGGCGAACTTCTCGAATGGCAGCACCACCACCGGCAACTCCCGCGTCCAACTGGATGCTGCCTCGATTGCCACGACCAACACTTTGGGTGTTCGCATCATCGACATCGCTCCCGTTCTTGGGAACGCTGCCGGCGACGCCTTCACCGACGTCATCTGCGTGTGGAATCAGAACGTCCACGCTTACCGCAACATCCTGGGGGTCTAAATCATGGCTATCACACGCGCACAACAACAGAAACAGCTTTTGCCTGGCCTGCACAAGGTCTGGGGCGACGAGTACAAGCAGTACCCGCCGCAGTGGTCCGAGATCTTCCAGCGTCAGACCTCAAAGCGCAGCTTCGAGGAAGAGCAGAAGATCTCGATGTTCGGCCTCGCCGCCGTCAAGACGGAAGGCCAGGGCGTCACCTACGACACCGCGCAGGAAGCGTTCACCGCTCGGTATACGCACACCACCTACGCCCTCGGGTTTGCGATCACCGAAGAAGCCATCGAGGACAATCTGTACATCCCGGTGGCCGGCCGCTACACCCGCGCCTTGGCTCGTTCCATGGCGCACACCCAGGAGATCGTGGCCGCTTCGATCCTGAACAACGGCTTCACCTCCGGCCTCGGTGGTGACGGCGTGGTTCTGTTCTCGACCGCTCACCCGCTGGTCAACGGCGGCACGAACTCCAACCGTCCCACGACCGGTGTCGACCTGAACGAAACCGCGCTTGACGCGGCTCGCATTCAGATCGCCAAGTGGGTGGACGAGCGCGGACTCCTGATCCAGGCCCAGCCGACGAAGATGATTATCCCCGTCGAGTACGCCTGGACTGCGGAGCGGTTGCTGAAGACGGTCCTCCGTCCCGGCACCTCGAACAACGACATCAACAGCATCGTATCGACGAGCTTCCTCCCCGGTGGCTACGTTGTGAATAACCGACTGACGGACCCGAATGCGTGGTTCCTGAAGACGGACGTTCCCGATGGTCTGAAAATGTTCGAGCGCGTCCCGGTGAAGTTCTCCGACGACGGCGACTGGGAGACGGGCAACATGCGGTACAAGGCCCGTATGCGGTTCTCGGTCGGCTGGAGCGATCCCCTCGGCATCTGGGGCAGCCCCGGCGTCAACTAACCCACTCGCGGGGAGTCGCAAGGCTCCCCGCTTCATAAGGAGAATCATATGGCAATTTCAAATTGGAGTGGTCCGATTGCGACCGAAACGGGTGTAATCGCTGAAGTCGAGAATGTGGCGAACGTATCGCTGTCGTTGACCGCGAAAGGTACTGGCGTGGTGGCGAATACCCAATCGCTGCCGTACTTTGCGACCACGGTAACAACGGAAGCCACGGCGGCAGCGGTCACCTACACGGCGGCGCAGTTGAAGGGCGGGCTGATCCTTCGCAACACGAGCGGCGCGGGGCGCAGTGACCTTTTCCCTACCGCGGCGAATATCGTGGCGGCGCTTCCGGATGCGTTTGTTGGTCAGACCTTTGAGGTCACCATCCGCAACACGGCGACGGCGGCGGAAACGATCACCATGACGACGAACACCGGCCTCACCCTCAGCGGCACGATGACCATTGCCCAGAACAACCAGAGGTCGTTCCTGGTTCGCCTGACCAACGTCACCTCAGGCGCTGCGGCTGCGACGATCTACTCGATGGGGACTGTGGTGTTCTAGCCATGGCGCGGCCCATCGTCCTCACCACGACGGGGGTATCCGCTTCGAGCGTATGCCCCCTTTGCTTCTACACGGAGAAG